GTGAATTTTTGGGACTAACTGACTGGTAATCCTCCAGTCCTTCCACCTTCGTGTAATTTCTTTTTAATTTATTATTTTTTGAAAGTATATAAAATACAAATAAAAAGCATACTCAAACTTAATATAGGTTACATCTTAATCGTGCCCTAGCAACACATCTCTAAATAGAGATTTTGGGGAACACCCATGCAAGGAAAAACGAATAAGTCCACTCTTGTACATCACGCTAGATATAAAAAACACATAGTACACAGTAACTACCTAAACGTTAGCTCAATTTGGTGTGCTATTAAGCCAGACACTGAGCAGCAGCGCCTGTTGGTTTCCGGCCACCATTCTGGTACCGATCTACCATAGTGGAAAATGTTGGGAACGTTGATTCCGTAACATAAATCCACAAATCTAAATCCTTACACATCTGTTTCAACATTGAACATTTCTCTTCAAATATAAATCGACCATAATAAGAATACTCCATCACAGCACTAGAAATAACAGCAATACACTGTTCTTGTGCTGAAATCGTTTTACTTCTATTCCATACCATTAACATTTTCTCAATTGAGTCATGATCAAGGGGGGCTACAAACCCACCAAAATCATCATCAAATCTCCAAGTTCTTTTTAAAAAAGAGCATTCATTAATATGTATATAAGGAATACTAGGAGCATTTTTATCGGCCATAGTGTACCCAACACCCACTCCTCTCAGAGTGGATTGGATACTAGTATGATTAAAATCAGGAATTTGAATAGAAACATTCATAATATTATCATCACCATAAGTCATTAGATTGACAAAACTTTTAAACTCTTTGGGATCCTTACCTGTTATTTCACAAAAACAATATCGCATATATAGCGAATTAACTAAACTATTAATAATAACAGTAAGAGGATGTCCCGAAGGGTTACTTCCAAAAAAGGAGACTAAATCTCCATTAAAGTTCATCCAAGCAAAAGCAGTATCAACTGCAATACCTCTAAGTACAAGAAGATCATCGTGGTTATAATTACCACTAGCACGACAAATATCGATCAAAATATCAAACGCATTCTGAATTAATTCAGAACTCATACGTTTATCAAATTTCTCGAAATCCCCAGCTACTAAACGGTCTTCACCATGCTTGGTCAGATATTTTCTCATAATATCCCATTCAAGGGATTGACATATTATTCCACATGCACATTCGAAAATATACTGATTAGACTGAATCAAACGAATCAAAGAAAGAGTATACTTTCTATTGACTACACTCCATGCTACAGGAGCACCCGCAAAAACACGGGTTTTACCAAGTTCAGCCTTTAAAAAAGTCACGGGTTCATCTTTAAGATTTGCCCGAAAAATGGCATTATATCGTTTCCCACTAATATAATTATCTTCTACAAATTTGATTTGTTGTTTCACCTCTTCAGTAAAATCAACAGGGTCCAGATTTTCACCTCGCGCTTCTATAGGATTTATATAGAAACGTTTGGATCGATTATATGGATGACCCATTGATGTATTACGATTCAATTTATCTACAAAGGTTACTCCGGCTGCGCCATTAATAGCCGTAAAATCATCATAAACATAAACACTATCTTTAAGAAGTTGATTGGGAATCGCTTCCAAGATATCAGAACTAAATGCCTTTTGACAGGCTTCTAAAACTGAAGGTTTAAATTTATTTGCCGGTTGCACCATTTCCTTGGCAGCTAAATGCCATGGTTTCCAAGATCTAAGATCTGGTGCAGTATATTTTTCTGAGTACCCTCTCTTGGTTAGATACTCATTCATTGGGGTTCGTTCAACACGTGATTTCCCATGAGCTCTCGGTAAGGTCAAAGACCCCACAACATTAGCACTACCCTCGTTCAAAAAACGAAAAGCAGACTTTTTATGTAAATCAACAAGCTCACAAGAAACACTAGGTGCATCAACTACGAGTGGTCCTCCTTGAATATGGAGTTCACTCATTTTGCGGACACTTTCAATAAGAAATTCTTTCGTAACTTTAATCGCCCGAATCTCCGCAAGGTTTTCATTACCCAAAAAATGTAAACCTAATAAAACTGGTCCAAAACCAGTACGGGCATATAATAAAGAACCACACTCTCCATATGAACAACCTGAGACAGTTAAACCTGCCCAAACATCCATAGTACATTCTGTTTTAGCATCAAAATGATTCCTAATTTGTCTAATTCTTCTAACAGATTTCGCTTGAAAAGCTCCATCAAAATTACGTCGAAGGTACATACCTTCCAACTTTGCATCAAAATTCTCAAAACAAAATAAACTAGTTATATCTAAACGTGGAGGCAATCCACGTAATTCCAATAAACACAAATCACTATTTGGTTTAAACACTATTTTACTAGTATTAAACCAAACACTAATATTTGAATTCACTCCTTGTTTATCAG